CGGCTGTGCAAATCATTCCTATGTTAAAAGAGTACTTAGAAATCAATGTAAAAAATGATGAACAATTAGTTAAACTTGCTACGGTTGTACAAAGAATCATGGCTGCCGAGGGTAGAATGACTGATGATAGTGGTAGTGAATTTGGACTAACAGATGCAGAAAAGAAACAATTAATGGATGCCATAGAAGGAGATGTTCAAGATTTACAAGACCATCAAGATAATATTATATCGTCAATAAAGGGTGATTAATGCCAGTAAAAATAAAACTTAAAGAATTAAGTGGGACAGGAGTTTCCAAAGATAAAACAGGTATAGTAACTGCAGGAAATCAAAATTTATTTAATAAGTTAAATGAAACAAATGAGTTGTTCTATGAATTAGAACCACTTGAGGTTTTAAATGTTTGTTTACAAGAAGAAGATTTACCAATAAATAATGAAACTGGTTTACCAGACTACACATATTATGGTGGTATCAGAGGTAGATTTTTAATTAGTGAAGATAATTTAAATATAAGTAATTGTAAATTTTATAGACCATTAATGCCAGACATACAAAAAGTTCCTGTAGCAGGAGAAGTAGTATATGGTTATGTAGATGGTAGTAATAGATATTATTTAGGATTTGTTCATTTAAATAATTCAGTAACCAACATGGGACGACCAGGTATCAGTAATTTGACAGATAATTCTGCAAACATTCCTAATAGTACTGATACATGGCATAGGTCACCGATGGTTAATCCAGATAAATACAAACCTGGTTATTATTACAAAGAAAATTTAAATATAAAAAGACCTGTAATGTTTGAGGGTGATACACTTGTTAATGGTAGACATGGACAAATAATTAGATTAGGTAGTAATCAAGTTGATGAAAAAGAATTATCACCAAGTATAAAAATCACTAATGGTTCTACAGGATTAATTGGTGATAACTTAAGTTCTGAAAATCCTAACACAGATTTAAGTTCTATAAATATGACTTTCAATGAGACCATAGATATTGAACTTCCAATGACACCAAAAAAAATTGAAGACATTGTAGATTATGATAAATCACAAATACAAATTCGTAGTGATAGATTAATATTTACTTCACGAAATGATAGTATTGGGTTATACTCAAATAACAATGTAGAGATAAGTTCAGTAAATGAAATTTTTGTTGATTCACCTAACTTAAGTATAACACATGACTCAACAAAAATAGGTAGTAGAGATGCACAAGAACCACAAGTATTAGGACAAACTTTATATGATAAGTTAGAAGCATTAGTAACTGCAATTGGTGGTGTTACTGGTATACCAACACCTACAGGCCCAACACCTGGTCCTGTAAGTGCAGCACCTAATTGGAGTTCAGTAACATCTGCACTAAGTGCAGTCAAAGATGCATTAAGTGAGAAACATAGAATTGATAAATAATGTCATTTAATACATTACAAAATAATTATAGAAGTAGAATGAACAATGGTCAGTTCTTCAATACTACTGATGAATGTGCAGAGTTTATTGTAAACCAATATCACTCTACTATTACGAGTGGTGGTGGTGCATACAAAATGACTACTGGTCAAAAAAGTTTAATATTAACACCAATGAAGGCAGGACTACGAGCACAATCTACATCAGTATTACTTAGTGGTGTTGGTTTAGGTTTAGTTTCATATTGGACTGCATTGACTAATGGTACATTTGTGACTGCAGGTGGAGTACCACCAACATCAACATGGGAAGATGATACATTGGATGGATTTTTATCAAATATTGGAGATTATTTTAAAGAACATTTAGACTCGGTGATATTTACTAATACAGCGAGTGGTGCCACATTTAGTGGTGTCTATACGGTTACATAAAGGAGTAAGAAAATGAAAAAACGAGAACTAATAAAAGTAATAGAATTAATAGTTCGTAAAGAAGTAAAAAAACAAGTTAACGAGATATTTATAAAGGAGAACAGACAAAAATCTCTTAAGTCTCTCGCACAAGAAACAATACAACAAAAACCAAAACCTGTTGTTAAGAAACAAGAAAAGGTTACCTACACATCAAATGATTCATTGAATGAAATTTTAAATGAAACGGTAGGTTTATCCAAAGGTGATACTGAAGAGTATCCAACAATGGGTGGTGGTGTATTTGATTCAAGTAGAGCTTCAGAGTTATTAGGTTATGGTGATTCTATGATGGCAGGTGGTGATAAAGAAGCTCAAAGAAATATAAATGCTGCAATGACTATGAAAGAAGCAGGAGTTAATTCTGAACAAGTACCTGAATCATTAGTAAATGCATTAACTCGTGACTATAGTGATTTGATGAAACATGATAAGTTCAAAGGGAAAAAATAATAAATGAGTGTAAGAGAAACAGATAAAAATCCTGATAAGTTTGTAGGTATAACATTTCCATTAGACTTAACTGCGTTCTCTACTTTTGAACAAAGTAAAACTCTTTTACAACAAACTAAATCAAATCTTAGAAACTTATTATTAACCACAAAAGGTGAACGAGTATTTCAACCAGAGTTTGGTAGTGATTTAACAAGATTAATTTTTGAACAATATACTCCAGACTTAGAAGATAGGATTGAAGTTGCGATTACTGATGCAATAGAAAGATGGTTACCATATGTTATTGTTAATGAAATAATCGTTAGGAGTGACGAAAGAAATCAAAATGCTGTATTGGTTCAATTAGAATATACAATACAAACTGATAAAGAATCTTTACAGACCATTACATTTAATTTTGGTCAGTTTGCATCGGAAGACTTTACACAAGAAGCACCGATAAATAAGGGAAGTTAAAATGCCAGACTATGGGACAAATAAAAAAACAATTTCAAAAGAAGTAAATTATCTCGGTAGAGACTTTTCTTCCATTAGACAAAATATAATAGAGTTTGCAAAATCATATTTTCCAAACACATATAATGATTTTAATGAAGCAGACCCTGGTATGATGTTTATTGAGATGGCAGCATATGTTGGTGATGTACTTAACTTTTATATAGATAATCAGTTTAGGGAAACATTAATATTACAGGCAGAAGAAAAAAAGAATATCTATGAGATTGCACAATCAATGGGATATACACCTAAAACTTCTTCACCTGCAAGTACAAAAATAGAAATATCACAAACCGTACCAGTTAGAACAAATGGTGATAGTTATGCACCTGATTTAAAATACGCAGGTATAATAAGTCAGAATGCTATCTTAAGTTCAAACAATGGTACTACATTTACTTTACAAGATTCAATTAATTTTAAAGTATCAAGTTCGTTAGACCCAATGAGAGTTGAAATAGTTCAACCATCATCAGGTACTATACCAGAAAAATTTAAATTAACAAAAACTATAGGTGCAAAAAGTGGAACAAGAAAATCAGAAACATTTACATTTTCAAACGCTGTTAAGTTTGATAAGATAGTTTTATCAGAACCTAATGTTACTGAAGTTATTTCTGTAACAGATAGTAATGGTAATAAATGGTATAATGTTCCTTTCTTGGCACAAGACACCGTATTTGAAGATGAAGAAAATAATACAGACAATGACCCAGCACTTGCACAATTTTTCAATGATACACCTTATTTGTTAAAACTTATTAAAACATCAAGAAGATTTACAACACATGTTAGAGGTGAAGATTTAAAAACAGAAATATTATTTGGTTCAGGTATTAGTGATAATCCTGATGAAGAAATAATTCCAAATCCAGATAATGTAGGTTCATCTTTGGCAACTGGTGTATCTAAAATAGATGCTACATTTGACCCAAGTAACTTTTTAAAAACAAAGACATTTGGTTTGGCACCAAGTAATACAACACTTACCGTAGTTTATAATTATGGTGGAGCAGTTGAACATAATGTGAGGTCAAATACAATACAAAATCAAAATGATGTAGTATTTACTATAAATTCAGAAGGACTTGATACTGATAAAGTAGGAGAGTCAGAATCAAGTTTATCGTTTACCAATCCAAATCCTGCAAGTGGTGGTAGTGGTGAAGAGTCATTACAACAAATTCGTCTCAATGCGGCAGCTAACCATAATGCTCAAGGTCGTGCAGTAACACAAAAAGATTACATTACTCGTGTTTATTCATTACCACAAAAGTATGGTAATATTGCAAAGGCATTTGTAGTTCAAGATGAACAATTAGAAAAGAAAACAGAAACATATGTAGATAGTGTAACAGGTGAAGTTGTAGAAAATGAAAATGTAAGTACTGCAGATAATCCATTGGCACTAAACATGTATGTTCTTGGATATGATGTAGATAGAAAACTAACACCAATCAATAGAGCAGTAAAAGAAAATTTAAGAACTTACCTTTCACAATACAGAATGGTAACAGATGCAATCAATATTAAAAATGCATATATTATAAACATTGGTGTAAAATTTAGTATTATTACAAAAAGAAATTATAACAAAAATGATGTATTATTTAAGACAATCCAAAAAGTTAAAGAATACTTTGATATACAAAAATGGCAAATAGGTCAACCGATTGTCTTGAGTGATATTGCATATCAGATTTCATTGGTAGAAGGTGTGGCAAGTTTAGTTCCACCTGAAGACAATAATCCAAATAAAGATATAATTGTAATTGAAAACAAACATGTAGTTGCGGAAGGATATAGTGGAAACATATACGATATACAATCTGCACTACGAGATGGTGTTCTTTATCCATCATTAGACCCAAGTTGTTTTGAGGTCAAACTACCCAATACAGATATTGAGGGTAGAGTAGTAGGAGACTTTTAATGCATTATTTTGAATACATAAACAGAGACACAACAATTTATTCAGGTGGTACAACATCATCGTTGAATGCTGGTCATGATGAAATATTAGAAGTTGTAAAAGAAGTAAGTTCAGATGGTGGTACAATAAATGTATCTCGTATATTATTAAGTGCAGACTACTCTTATGTATCCAAGTCAATTCAAGATGGTAAGATACCTACAGATGCAAAATTTTATTTAAATTTATATGATGCAGGTTCTAAAGATATAGAGGCAGAACAAAACCTTGTTATCTATATGGTTAGTGGTAGTTGGAAATCAGGAACTGGTAAAAAGTTTGATAGTCCTATAACTACAAATGGTGC